GTATGAAACTGAGATCAACATCAGGGTCTTGGGTCACTTGGTCGGCGAAGGACCAAACCAAGAAAAGCCCAAAGTTGTCCGCCGTGAGAATGCAGTAGAGGTCAAAATACCTAGAGAAAGAACCATTTTGACTGACGATGACCTAGACTTTTTATAAAAAACCGCATTTAGAGTTCATAAAAAACACTTTTTTTCCTTTTGAAAATTTAAAATACTATTTAATATGGTATATAATAGGCACTGTCGTCGTGCAAAATGCCCTCACAAGGAGAACATAAGATGTCAGAAAAGAAATTTAGATTCGTATCCCCCGGAATTTTCTTAAACGAAATTGATAATTCCCTACTACCAAGACAAGCAGAAGATGTAGGACCAGTCGTTATTGGTCGTACCCAGAGAGGACCCGCAATGCGTCCTGTCAAGGTAAACTCTTTCTTGGAATTCACAGAGCTTTTTGGAACACCAATCCCAGGTGGCGAAGGCGGAGATGTTTGGAGAGATGGTAATCGTACCTCCCCAACTTATGCAGCATATGCAGCTCGTGCCTGGTTGAAGAACGGAAGTCCTTTGACTGTTGTTCGTTGTCTCGGTGAGCAAGCACAGAACGGTGCAACATCCGCTGGTGAAGCAGGATGGCAAATGGGAGCATCTGGCGAGTCTTACGGCTTGTTCGTTGCAGCTTCCGGTTCCACAATCACTGGTACACTCGCTGCTGTCTTCTATCTCGACAGCGGAACAACTATCGAGCTTTCCGGTACAGAACTCACAGGTGCTGGCACCACTCAAGGTGATGCTACACTTATTAAGTCCCAAGGCGACAACTTTGAATTCAAAGCAGTTATCGCAGGTGGCGAAGACACAACAGTGACCTTCAACTTAAACCCTGCTTCTTCGAAGCACATCAGAAAAGTGTTCAACACCAACCCAACATTGCTTGGTGCAACAACAGACACTGACCTACACAAGACATACTTCTTGGGTGAGTCTTTCGAAAGAAATGTTACTGATGTTTGTACAGCTGCAGTATCAGATGCCGCTGACAGTGGCAAGGCAGTTGCCTTCATTGCAAAGCTCGCACAGGGCGGTGTAAGAAAAGGCTCAGCATACTCCGCAACTGAAGCATCGACTGGTTGGATTGTTTCCCAAGATTTGGGTCCAGCAGCAAGTTTTGATGCAGATAGCTTGACCAGCTTGATGAAGATTCATGCGATTGATTCTGGCGAGCATGCAAATGCTAACTTGAAGATCTCCATCTCCGACATTAAAGCTTCTTCTAATGAAGATGTGAACCCTTACGGTTCTTTTACTGTTGAAGTTCGCTCCGCAAGCGACACTGATGCGAGAAAGCGTGTTTTGGAAACATTCACAAACTGTAACCTCAATCCTAACTCCCCAGACTTCGTTGCTGCAAAGATCGGCGACAAGTATGCAGAGTGGAGTGACGCAGATACTCGCTTCATCGAGTACGGAGACTATGCTAATCAGTCTAAGTATGTTCGTGTAGAAGTTGCCGCAGCAGTAGCTGACGGTGCAGCTGATGCTTCCTTGTTGCCTTTCGGCTTCCAAGGTCCAGATACCTACACAAGCTTCACAGCAACAACCAGCTCAATCTCCGGTGATGACAACCTCATTGATGAATCTGGTATCGCTGCTAATGCGGAAATCGATATGACCATTTCAGGTCCAAAGATGGCACTCAGAGTTAGTTCTTCCACAGGTGGAACTTCTGACCCAACTGATGCTTACTTCGGTGTAGATACTTCTAAATCATCTGGCAAGGGTTTTGAAAAATCCAACATTGATTTGGCAAGAATCCTCCCTGGTATCACAGCAGATCAAAAAGAAACATCTTTCGTGTTTACCTTGGATAACATTCAGCAGGTTTCCTCCTCCGCTGGCGGTGTGAGCCCTCATGCTGAGTACATCGCAACTTCTCGTGCTGGTGGAACCTCTTTGACCGCAGGTGGTGTTTCTCTTGAAGCAACTGGCGGCATCGGCTCCGAAGACTACAAGAATGTTCTTAATGCAGGTTTCGACAAGTTCACAATGCCAATGGTTGGCGGTTTTGACGGCTTCGACGTCACAGAGAGCGATCCTTTGAGAAATTCTTTGTTGACTGGCGACGAGCTAACAAGTGCTCCTGTCAATACTCTCAAGAGAGCTATTAACACAATCTCAGACCCAGAACAGACTGAAATTAACTTAGCAGTTGTTCCTGGTATCACTAAGCCAGTAATCACAAATCACCTGATTGACACTTGCGAACGTCGTGCAGATGCACTCGCTGTTATCGACCTTGAAGGCGGCTACACTCCTTCTCACGAAGCAGCAAGCGGTGCTTCCGTAGGCTCAGCAGCCTCGGTTGTTACCAATGCGAAGACTCGCGCACTCAACACAAGTTATGCATGTGCATATCACCCTTGGATTCAATCCAAAGATGAGTTGGGCAGCGGAAAGATGTTGTGGTTGCCACCTTCCATCGCAGCCCTCGGCACTTTCGCAAGCAACGATAAGGTTGCAGCACCTTGGTTCGCACCTGCAGGTTTTACTCGCGGTGGATTGACCAACGGAGCAGCAGGTATCCCAGTTGCTGGTGTTCGTGAGCACTTGACTCGCAAGATGAGAGACAGCCTCTACGAAAACAACATTAACCCAATCGCTAAGTTCCCTGCAGAAGGTATCGTTATCTTCGGTCAGAAGACATTGCAAGCATCCGACTCTGCTCTTGACAGAGTGAATGTTCGCAGAATGATGCTTCACGTGAAGAAGGGAATTTCCAGAATCGCATCCACATTGTTGTTCGATCAAAATGTTGATGTAACTTGGAAGAGATTCTCCGGTCAAGCAAATGCTTTCTTGGCTGATGTTCAATCTCAACTTGGTTTGACTGAATACAGAGTTGTTCTTGATGAAACAACAACTACTCCAGATTTAGTTGACAGAAACACAATGTATGCTAAAGTATTCTTGAAGCCTGCAAGATCCATTGAGTTTATCGCAATTGATTTTGTTATTCAGAAAACTGGTGCATCATTCGATGATTAACGGGTGAATAACTATTTATTTATGAAATTGACTCATAAGGAGAACTTTTAAAATGACAACAAACTTCTGGACAAACCCAAATGTCGAACCAAAGAGAGGATTTAAATTTAAAGTCACCCTGGCAGATATGGCAGACGGTGCGACTTGGTATGCCTCTAAAGCAGACAAGCCAAAATTTACAATCCAAAATACCCAACACAGGTACATCAACCACACCTTCAACTACCCTGGTCGTTTAGAGTGGGAAACTGTGACTATTACTTTGGTTGACCCTGCAACACCTGATGCTGCAGCAGAGACAATGAGTATCTTGAAGAAAGCCGGATATAACATTCCAGCAAATGCTACTGATTTCTCCACAATCATCTCTAAGCAAGAAGCAGTTAGTGCTCTTGGTACGGTGACAATTGAGCAAATTGGCAACACTGGCAGCGACGTTTTAGAGTCATGGACTCTTAACAATGCCTGGGTTGAAGCAATCAGCTTCAGCTCCTTGGACTACGAAACAGAAGAACTCAGCACAATCGAAATGACAATCCGTTACGATTGGGCATCTTTTGCAAATAACCAAGGTGTCAATTACTTCCGTCAGGGAACACAAGACTAGAAAGAAGAGGTAGTTAATGACTACAAGAAACAATCAAGAGCGGCTTAATACCGATGCCGCCTCGAATGTTGACTCGCAACAAACAAATCAACAGACTCAAACATTGGCATTTTCAGTGCCAACTGAGTTTGTTGATCTGCCTTCTCGCGGTCAATACTATTCGAAAGATCATGCCCTGCATGGCATTAACCAGGTAGAAATAAAACACATGACGGCAAAAGAGGAAGACATCCTCGCTAACACAGACCTTATCCAGAAGGGTGTTGTGATTGACCGTCTTTTGCAAAACATTATCATGACACCCAACGTCGATGTTAAAGACTTGCTTTCTGGCGATAAAAATGCTATAATATTAGCAGCTAGAATTACAGGCTATGGAGCTGAATACAAGACCACAGTCACTTGCCCTAATTGTGGGCATAAAACAGAGAAAGACTTCGACTTGAATGATTATGAAACAATCGGTGCAACCTTTGATGCACAAACATTGAATGAAAACTTGGAAGGTGTCCAGGTAACGGATAATTCCACCTTCTTAACCACACTTCCCAAGTCAGAATTCGAAGTAGAGTTTAGAATGCTTACCGGTAAGGACGAGCAGAGGATTGAAAATTTCCAAAAGAAAAGCACCTCTGCAGGTGTGCTTATCGACACATTGTCCATGATGATCGTTTCAGTGAACGGCATCAAGGATCGTCTACAGATATCAGAATTCGCAGGAAACATGCCTGCAAAGGATTCGCGGTATCTAAGAACATTATACCAAAAATTAGTTCCAAATGTGGATCTCAAACAGGAGTTCGTCTGTGCCAAGTGCAATCACGAGCAGGACCTGGGGGTTCCTATTACTACGGACTTTTTTTGGCCTCAATCATGAATACATTGAATCTGTATATGATGAACTGTTTGTCTTAAAGTATCACGGTAACTGGGGTTTCATGGAAGCATACAATCTGCCCATTGGAATTCGACGGTGGTTCTTGAAAAGACTAGTAAAACAAAAAGAAGACGAAGCCGAGGCAGCAAAGCCTCAGAAGCGAGGAATACCAAACATAAAATAGACTGAGCGTTATAGTTCTATCTATTTTATGTTTTTTACTATTTACTAATGAAATTTTATCTTTCCCCCTGGAGGCACGGAAATGGAAGAAAACAAAGAATTACAAGAAGTTGTTATTGACCTCGATGCACATGCAAAAGGTCAGGTAAACGAGAGCTATTTAAGGATGTTCGGCTGGGCAATCCAAAAGATCATGGGAACCATGTTTGGCGGAACCTCAATCCCCGTACAGGTTAAGGGAAATCAGAACCAGGTTCGTGACTTTGCCCGTGTCCTCGGGAGAGAAAAGAAATACTTAGACAATTACAAGAAGTTTGGTCTTGATAATCCTCAGACCTACAAGAGCAAGTTCTCTTTGGACTCAGCAGTAAAGAAGTTCCAAAGAAGCACTGGTCTTAAGTGGCCTTTCAAATAGGGGGGGTGACATCAGTTGGAAGAGGCACAATTAAGAAGACTTATAGCGGCAATTGAGTCCCTCAAAAGTTCTTTTGAATCAGGGGGACAACAGACAGATCCGACTACCAGTCGAGAAGAAAGAAGACAAGAATCTGAAAAGGATATAAAGGAACGCATCAAACTTCTTGACGAACAGATTCGCCTCGAAACAGATGCGAGCAAGATCCAGGCCCTCAAGGCTGAAAGAATCAACGCCGCCATTGAGAGAACTAAACTCTCCAATAAA